ATGAAAAATATCGCATGGACTCAAACACTTAGGGGGGGGGGATTAAAAGAATCCTCTTTCAATTCTAAAAAAATAGTTTTATCCTTAGCTACCATTTCTTTTTTAGCAAGTTATGCTAATGCTACATCTGGTACCACTGATGCATGTACTCAAGCTAGGAGCTCTGATTCTAGTTCTACTAGCCCTTATAACAAAACTCTAAGTTCTAATTGTACTCAAGGAATAACTCTTTCTAATACAACATCAACTCTGACCATTGGAAGCGGTGGAACCCTACAACCCAATGGTGGTCACAATGCATTTAAGTTAGGAGGACAAAATAGCACTAATTATACTCTTGAATTGATCAATCAAGGAACCATTAAGGGTAAGATAGGGATAGAAAATAATAATGGCTTTACAGGAACCATCACTGTCAAGACCTTTGAAAATAAAAAAAACATCGATGGACATATCTATATGGGAATTTGGGGTGGGAATGGAGGAACTATCAGCATAGAAACCTTTAACAATGAAGGAACCATTACTACTTCTAATAATGATGGAGTCATTTATAATGATGGAGTCATTTATTTTGAAGGAACTACCCATATAAAAACCTTTAAAAACACGGGAACCATAGAATCCAAGAATGGTAAAAATTCAATCACTGTAAAAGCAAAAAATAGTCAGACTCCTACTCTTGAAAACTTTATCAATGATGGAACCATTAAGGGCAAGATAGGGATAGAAAATAATAATGGTGGCTTTAACGGAACCATCACTGTGGGGACCTTTGAAAATAAAAAAACCATCGATGGACATATCTATATGGGAATTTGGGGTGGGAATGGAACTATCAACATAGAGAATTTTACCAATGAAGGAACCATTACTTCTAATAATAATGATGGAGGAGTTTATTTTGAAAAAGGCAATATCCATATAGAAACCTTTAGAAACACGGGAACCATCAAAGGAGATGATGACGGAAAGAATGGTCAGGGAGTTTATTTTAAAGATATCCGTGTAGTAAAAACCTTTGAAAATACAGGATTCATCTCAGGAAGTGGTGATAATTCTCAAGCTGGGGGTTTAATGACAGGGGGTGGTGTAAGTATGAGTGGTGGCACTATAGACAATTTCATCAATAAAGGAACCATAAAAAGCACAGGAAAAACCAATGATCCAGCAGGTGTAAAGTTAAATTGGGCTACAGTAAAGACCTTTGAAAACACAAACACAGGCTTGATTTCGGGTATCAATGGCTTCCTAACCACTAAGGGCACTATAGAGACTTTTAAAAACAGCGGAACCATAGAATCAACAAGCACAGGTAATGGGGAAGCAGCTATTAAAATTCAAACGGTTAATGGCAATTTTTCTACCATTACTCACTTTATCAATGAAGGAACTATTAAATCAGACTCTAATGGTGTATTGATAGAATCAGGCGATAAAATAGGAACTCTTACTAACCAAGGAACCATAGAAACAAAATTAAATGGCATAAGTTTTTTTGACTCAGGACCTGAGGGTAGCCCTGGTGAGGCTGACTTAGGTAAAATCGTTCTTGAATCAGGCAGTAGCATTAAGGCTGGAAAGAATGGCATCAACATAGACCATGAAACTACTGCTAGGAGTATTAGAGTCGATAGCATTGAAGTTAAAGCAGGTGCCAGTGTAAGTGGGAATGAAGCGGGAATTTATTTAGGAAAGGGTAAAGAAATCACTGCCCCCATCACCGTCTCAGGAACGGTCAGTGGGGGGAATGCAGGTATAGTCAATGAAGGTAGAATGGCTAAGGGTATTACTCATGATGGCGAAGCTGAATTGGTTATCTCTAACCAAGGTTTAGTAGATAAAGGTGACGATGGTAATACAGTAACCAATGATGGTAGCGGTAGTGTGAGAATCAAAGAGTGGCTCGTTACTACTGATGAAAGTACACATAGATTAAGAACGGTGCATGTAGGTGGAAAGAATAAAGCCAATGTAAGAGTAACAAACATCACTGTAGATCAAAGCGGTTTGGATCTTAATCAATTAAACGATATAACAAACATCATCTCAGGTGTGAGTCCAAACAATATTGCCGATAGTGTAAAAACCAATGGAGGTGGAGAAATATCTTTAAGCTTTGATCCCTTATCAGGAAGACTTTCTACAGATGTTCAACTCAATGCTTCCATAGCAGGAGCAAGCTTTAGATCTTCACTCGCCACAGCTTCAAAAAGAGCCACCTTTATAGATAATGTTATGGCTAATGCTATGCAAAGCTTTAGCTTAGATTCTTCAGGCAAAGCTCAAAAAATAGCCTTGTCTGAAAAGGGTAATTTATATGCGGATGCAAGTGATTATATCAAGAATGATTTAACTCGTGATTATATCAAGAATGATTATATCAAAAGTGATTTGACTCAAGCAAATTATGGTTTGAATAAAGAGCATGCTTTATTCATCCTTCCTTATCTTTCTTCACAGAGTGTTGAACTTTCTTTAAATGAAGAAAGTAAAGGACACACTAAAGGAACCATCATAGGTTATTCTACTTTAAAAGACAGTGGAATATACGGTGTGTATGCAGGTTATGAAGATACAAAGATGGATTCAACTTATTTTGATGTGAATAATATAAGCTATTATACAGGTTTAAAATACTTTAATACCTTATTCACTACAGCTAAGGGTCAAGAAGTTTATATCAAAGCCCAGGCTCAAGCTGCCCTAATTAAAAATGATTTCACTAAAAGAATAGGAAAGAATGAAGCTAAAGCTAAAGCTCATTCTTATACTTATGGAATCCATACCGCTTGGGGTATGAATTTCATTGCGGATAAAAACATATTCTCACCTGAAGCCGGTTTTGCTTATGAAGGAAGTTATACGGAAGCTTTTTCCATGCAAGATACTAGAGGTCAGGCAACCGTTAGGGGTGGAGAAAGAACCTATGCAAACCACTTGAATCTTTTCTCTACTAAAACAAGCTTTACTTGGTTTAGAGATTGGTTGCCTAATCTAAAAACTTCAGTAGAACTTGGAGCTAAGTTTAATGTCAATCCTAAAGTAAAAGCTAGGGCTAGATTTGGAAATATGAAAGTGAATGATGAGTTTCATTTACCCCGAGTACGCAAATTCGCAAGTACTTCTTTAATTGTTCCTGTTAATGAAGCTTTCTATTTTAGTTTAAACTATAATGGAATGTTTGATGAAAAAGGCAACACCCATACAGGATTTGCTCAGTTTAATTATCTTTGGTGATCTTATAAAAATAATATTGATTGAGTTTATTCTTCTAGTTTAACAATTCTAAAAAAGTTGTTAAACTTTTTGAGCTTGCAATCATTCTTTTAGCTTGCAATCATTCTTTTAGCTTGCAATCATTCTTTTAAAGTTTAAAAAACTCAGTGAAGATTCATAATAAATTATAATAAATCATAATAAATCATAATAAATCATAATAAATCATAATAAATCATAATAAATCATAATAAATTATTTTAAGACAATTAAAAGAAGTAAAGAAAGTGAAAATAGGTTTTTCTTTCTTTTCTATTTTTTCATTTAATATATCTGCAGTTTCAAAATCATACCATATTGTAGGATTGATTGCATCTTTTGCTAATTCTTCAGCTTCACTTGCATTTCCCCTTTCATTATCAAAATCATCGCTTTGCTCCTTTATCATATCAGGAGTATTGGCTGTAATGCTTTGCACCCCATCAAAAATCCTACTAGCCCCACTTAGTAAATTTCCAACAACATTTAAAGTTGACTCAAAACTTGTCATTTCTTGTGCTACTCGTGCTGTATTTTTTGTAAAATCTGCAGCTAAATTCCAATTATTATAACTCCAATCACCCAAAAAATTAACCAAACCCCAAACAGCATTAAGAATGGAGAATGTTTTATTTCCACTAAGTGAACCCACAGCTAAACCCAGGCTAATTCCTAGTGTGATACTTGTAGCTACATTCTCACTCACTCCTATTAATGTCCCTAGCCATGCACCTTGTCCGCCCATCCACCAAGTAGCTACAGCTAAAACGATAGTAACAATAGGTAATAAAAATCTTAAAATTCCTTTATTTGATTTTTCATATACATAAAGATAATAAAAATTATCCCATAAGGCAAACCATCTATCTCTGCGTCCATAAGGCAAATTTGAACTTTTTCTATAGAGTGGATATACGCTTGGTGTTACACTCGTATCTTTTTTGCCAAAGCTTTGATTACTGGGATTTGAATAAGCAACATAAGGCTCTTCATAACAAACTAAATTAAAACCATTATAAAAACATAAAGGAGTTCCATATTTAAATTTATAATTTTCTTTTATGGAGTTAAATACTTCAAAAAAAGATATCTTTTTACTTGTTAAAGTATAATATATTTTATCCCCATCACTTTCTAAAGTTTTTTGTGCTTTCTCATATACATTATAGCTTATTTCTACTTTTTCGATTCGAAATATCTTTTTATTTAACTCCTTAAAAGCCTTATAAAACTTTTCAACATCAACGCATAATTTTTTATAAGGCTTTCCAAAACTTGATTTAAATTCAATATTTTCTACTTTAATTTCAGGTATTTTAATATCATGAGTACTAGGATATACCCATTCATTATTTTTTTGAAGGGTTTGGCAAAAAATAACTACTTCCATATCATTTATAAGCATTTGATAATTTATATTTTCTAATGCCTTACTCAGTATATCTTTGAAATTTATTTTTTCATCGATATAAAAAAATCCTTTTCCGTTATATTTTAAGGCTTTTTCTTTTTCAAATAAAAGAGCTAAATTATTTGGAAAACCATAATAATACTGCATATTTGCTAAATCATAATTCGTTCTTATTTCGCAAATATCATGATAAATTCCATTTTTACTACTAGGATCTCCTTGATAAGATTTGTATGGATCTTGCCCCACGAAAAATTGATTCAGTCCTAAATCATTGTAATTTTCCTTATCATAAGGTGCAGTGCTAGAACTTTTAATGTTATATTTTTTCACTATATACGAATTTTTAAATAGCGGATGTTTGATATTTTGAATTTGACTTCTACCTTTTCTTATAAGTTGTTTGTGTAAAAGCTCTACATATTTATTTACTCCTATCATAGCATAGCTAAACCATTTCTCATAAACCTTTATTGTATCTAATTCTCCTATGTTTGATGGATATGCAGGCTTAAGAGTATGATTTCTCATAAGCCTTTTTTCATCTATAAGCATTATGAAGACTTTTATATATTTTGTATCTTTTCTTTAACCAAGCGCATGATTTCTTGGGGTATATCAAGACCACCCGCACAATATCCAAATTGAACGCCCTGAGCAACTTTCGCAGTTTCTATTCTTAAGTTATCATCTATTTGGGCGATTTGTCTAGCTATTAATGCGGGCTTTGCTTTTTCTGTTTGTGTTTGAGCTCTGAAAAGCAAAGCTTTTTCAGCGTTAAGCTCGTTTTCATCACCTTGTAAAATCATGGATAAAGCTGTATTTTGACTTTGAGCCACTATGGTTTGTCCAACACTGATTAATGCTTGCGCTAAGCTTTGGAATTGTGTATCGTTTCTTATGATATTATCATTCCTAAATTGTTCTAAAAGTTTTTTAAATTCTCCAAATGGAGATTTTTCTGTTAAGCTCATTTCTAAAATTTGCGGATAAATTTCTTTAAAAGCTTCAAGTCTTTTATTATAATCAACTGCATCACTCATTATTTAACTCCTTAATTTTATTGATTTGAATTTCACACTGTTTGTATTTGTAAAAAAGCATAGAATAAGCATTTAAAATATCTAGCTCATTTTTTGCTATTGGCTTTTCAAGCGGACTTAGTGTTAATAACTCCCCAGGAATTCTAACTTTTTGAATTTCTATTTTGCTTATGACTTGCCCTGTTTGCATCCCACAACCTATCAACGACATCATTAAAAAGCTTGGTAATATTATTTTCATTGCTTTTGTAGATGTGTTCTTTAACATATTGCACCCTTTCTTTAACTTCGTTTTTTTGTGTATTTACTTCATTTAAAGCCTTTAACTCTGTTTTATGAATTTGATTTAATTCTTTTAATTTTTCTTGATTGTTTTCATTGATTTTTAAAGCCAAAGCTAAATCACTTTGGCTTTTTTCTAATTTTGCTTTTGTGCTATCAAGTCTTAGATAAAAATATCCTGTTAAAATTGCCATTAAAGCTAAAGCAATGTAAAGTTTTTTATCTCCAAATAAAAGATTTATCATATTTGTTTTAGAAGTTTAAGTAAGGTTTGTGTATAATACCCCTAAGGGTTAGCCGTAGGTCTGACCCCCTATGGCTAAATTTTACCCGTGAAAGTGGGTGATTTTTATGACTACATATCACCAAATAATCCTTATAATTATACTAATTTGTATAATTACTGTCAAGGCTTATTAGTCTTGTCCCTTTTTTTAGGGGATTATTTGGTAACCTACTTAAACTTTATCTCCTTTCTACACTAACTCATTGACGATTTCAAGTTTAATTTTAGATAAGTCTTGTTTATATATTAAGTCGTAAAATTCTTTACAAGCTCTTCTACTTTGTCCTATGCTTTCATTATTATTATCTTTGGTAAGCCCTAGTAAGATACAACCTTTTGTGTCTTTATCCGTGTTTCCCCAGTGTATTAAAATTCTTCTATCAAGTGGCACTTCTTTGTTATAAACATTAATCACAAAATCATCATCTTTTAAAACTTTAACGCCTGCTACTGTTTTCCTACCGCTAATATTAAAGCTAGAGCCTGTATGTTTTTCTAAATCATAAATACCTTCGGGTATTCTTAAGTCCTTGTTTCTTTCAACTCCTTCTTTATCCTCCTCCAAAGAAAAGCATTCAAACAACAATTTATCATCACTAAAAACTTTAAATTTACCGATAACACAAGTTTTTCCTGTGTATCTTCTATTGATTTTAATTTTCATTTATAACCTTTTAAAAAACATTTTAAAATATGATAATATTTACACCAGTAATAAAAAGCGTAAGTTGTCAATTTACTTACTCCTAAACTTAGCATAGCTTCTTTTAAAGCTAAATCTGCTAATTTATAAGCATTTTTAATACTTTTTTCATGCATTGCTTTACTACATAGCCAGTCGTGTATCACACACGCTGTAAAATATTCACTTTTATAAGGGGGATATAAGCTCCAAAAAATGCGTGGTATGCTTGCTCCATCCGTTTTATAACCTTGCTCTATAATGCCTTTCGTAACATTTAATTCAAATTCATAGTTTTCTACGACTTCAAATCTATCTTTATCAAAAGGCTTAACAACTACTCTTTTAAGTTCTGCCATTTTTACTCCTTTTTATTATCATCATTTTTATTATCATCATGAAAATTGTGTTTTTCAATTTTTAAAAATTTTAATGATAGGTGTTTGATTTTATCTATAAAGATATTATAAAAGTCAATTTCTTGTATAGCTTTTCTCGTTTTAATACTTTGTATATTAACTAAAATTGCTAATAACTCGCCTAAAATTAAGAATGAAAAAACATAATCGACAAAAATATATAAGTCGCTTATGCTTTTGGCTATCATAGCAACAATAAAAGGCACAAATAAAATCAAAGTTTTAGCTAATAAATCACTAATCATATAGGCTTTTAAGCTTTCATTAAGTGCAAAAGTTTTTAAAAACCCTACAAGACCGCTAAACATGAAAATGAAAAATAATGTAAATACCTGTGCAGTAGAAACTCCAAGGTATGATAGAACTTGATAAAAAATCGCTAAGACAAAGCTACCCGCTACTAACACACTATTGGCATTATTTTCCAAATTTCCCATTATTTACCTTTTTTTACCTTTTTTTACCTTTTTTTTTGGATTTTAACTATCCCATGTAATTAAATCAAGTTCTTCTAAGGAGCTGGCTTGTTCTATTTTATCTTTTAAGTTTCTTGCCTTTATCATAGAAGCATTGACAGCATTTGCCATAACGCCGCCTAAGGCTATTAAATCCTCTAAAGTAAAGCTCACCGCCTCATTATCCTTAGCTATCCATTTAAAACCTTCGGGCACTTGTCTTGTAATGCTAAAGAGTGAAATGGTAGAAGTTAGTAAATTCCTATCCTTTTCAGAAGATTGAAAAACCTTGCCATTGTATTCCACGCCGCCGTTTATGGCTTCATCTCTTTTTTTTGTGATTTCTCTTTTTTTTAGCTCTTTTTTAACCTCTAGCGCTTCACTAGCATCGGCATTTTCTAGCCATTGATTTAAATAAGGGTGGCTTAAAGCCCACTCCAAATTTGCCTTTATACTCTCTACACTCAAATCCGCCCACGCCGCACTTATATCGTAAGCCAAATTCCCATTATTTTCTATATTTTCTATCATTTTAAACCTTTTTTACCTTAAATTCATTTTCAAGCTTATTTTAAACCTTGCGTAACGAAGCAATTTAGCCCAAGTGAAAAAAGGCTTTAAGCCTTTAAGCTTCACTTGTGGATAACTCTTGCTGAGTGTGAAAGCGTTTAAAATAAGCACCTCAATAAAGCGTTTTGATTTTCGCCTTAATTTACTTTCCAAACTTCACCCAAAAACTCTTTTAAGTCCTATTTCCACAAAAGCACCAGCTCCCGTGAACGCTCCAGGTATTTACAGCGATATTGGCATCATTTCCAGCCCCTCTGCTATATCCCGCTCCTGCCACGGTGGCTAAGCCTCCTCTAATGACGGCTAGTTTTTGATTATTCCCGCTCGTTGCGCCTGTGAAGTTACAAAAGCCGTAATTCGTAAGCCTACTCCCATCGACTAAGAGATGTTGATGACCTGAACGCCCGCTTATAGTGATATTTCCTACATAAGCACTTGATACACTCACAATCACACCGTTATATCCGCTATTGCCGTTTATAGTGATATTTGCTATACAAGCACTTGAAGCGGCGTTGATAATCACGCCGTTGTGTCCGCTATTGCCGTTTATAGTGATATTTCCTATAAAAGCACTTGAAGCATTATTAATTAAAACGCCGTTATAATTACTATTCCCTCCGCTTAGGATGAGATGTTCCACATAAGCCCTTGAGTTTTCACACAGACCAAAGCCCTCATTCGTCGCATTACTTTTGATGATTTCAATTTTGTGTGCCAAAAGCTGCGAACCATCATCTGTAAAGATAGTGTAGTCTCCAGCACTCCCACAATTTCTAGTTGTCAAAAGAGAACTGTCAAGCTTTAAATGCTCTATGAAAACACCACTTCCAAAACGACTATAAATATAATTATTAAACCAGCAATTATTTTCAGTCAGCTCCTTTGCCTTTGCCTTTAAGTGCAGTTTTTTAATGCTTATTTTACTATTATCCAAATAAAGCTTTACGAGTAAGCCATTATCATGATGCATATTTTGCCTACTAAAATCACACATGATAGGAACATCGAAATTCTTTTGGGTTAAAATGATATGGCTTAAGTCCATATGATAAAGCCCTATTGCCTCGACCCATTCCCAGCCCTCTTGGATTTCTATCACAACCCTATTTTTCTCCCTCGTAACGCTCCTAGGGATTGAAGGGGAATATTTTAAAGCTAAGTTTAACGCCTCTTTTAAGCTTGATATTTCGCCATTATCGGCATTATTTCCCACCTTTATCAAAATTTGATTTTCATCCGTGATAAAACGCGCGTTTAACTCACTCATTTTGTTCTCAAGTTCGGTTATTTTCTGCCCTTGTTCTATTTTAATCTCTTCTATTTTCGAATTCAATTGCGTTTTTGCACCCTTGATGCTCTCACTCATTTTGCTATCCATAGCTTGAACTTGTGTATTAATATTGTCAATATCATACTCATTAGCTTTGGCACCTATTTCACTCATAGCTGTATTTTTAGCTTCGTTTACCAAATTTAAGGATGTGTCTTTTAACTGTGAAATTTGACTTGTAGCTGTATTGCTTATAGTTCGTATTTCTTGCAAGGCATTAGATTTTGCACTCTCTAATGCGCCTGATATTTGTGTATTTTTATTATCCAGTAAATCCAAAGCACCATCATATTTTTCTCTTAACTCTTGCAAGCTTTGTGATGCCAAATTTAAATCATTTGCAACTCGTTCTAAAATCGCCATTCTTTACTCCTTATAACTTAATTTAATTATTTTCTTATCAAGAAAAACATTTTCTATTGAAAAAATGCGAGAATAAATTACACCCAAATTGTCTCTTATAATTTCATCAAATTTAGCCAGCTTTTCTTCGCTAAGAGTCTCTAATCTGCCTATATTTTCATCTGTTTTACTTTGTATATTGGCTATGCTTTCTTCACGGAGTGAATGAATGGAAGCTAATTTTTCATTAGCATTCAAATTAAATTCATTAAGCTTGTTTTGATGATTGGAATTAAGCTCATTATTTAAAGTATCTAAAGCTGATCTTCCCTGTGCTATGATGAGTTCTATTTGATTTTTTTGAGCCAGTATTCCACTTGTTTCATCTGTAATATCACTAGATACTTTCTTCATGGCATTGATAATGCTTTGTTTAAGCTCTAACAAATAGCTTTCAATAGCCGTTTTATCATTAGCAAGTTCAGTTCTTGCTACTTCTACTAATCTTCCTAAATCTTCATTGGCTATGCTTGATCTTTCTATAAAATTAGCTAAAGCTGTATCTATAGTGTTATTATGGGTTTCTACATAGGCTTCAATTTGATTTTTTAAAGTCTCAATACTTGAAACCTTAGCATCTATGCTTGAGTTTATTTGTGTCGCTTTTAAATCAAGCTGTCCTTTTAATCTTTCGTTATAGCTTTCTAAATCTGCTTTTAGATTAGCAATTTCTGTTTTAAAATCCTTGATAATGGCTGTAAAACTTCTCATATCTTCGCTTATTTGTTCGCTTTGTTCTACTGCTTGTCTTAAATCGTTTATCATTGACTGAGAGGAGTTTATAAGATCTTCTACTTGTAAAATATCTTCATATTTTTCTACTATTTGATTTTCTAATCTTGTGCAACGCTTTAACAAATCAATCATGTTCTGATTTAATCTTTGATTTTCAAAAAGAATAGTGTTTATTTTAAGTTTTATCGTTGTCTCAGCGTCATTAACTGTATCTTGTATTTCTGATTTTACATTTTTAAAATCATTGCTTATGGATACAATCTCATTCTTTGTTGCTCTGATATTTGAAACAAGATTATTTACAAGCTCTATATTCGAATGCAAATCATCTTTAATGCTTTGTGCGTGTTCTAATTCTTGTAAAATTTGCTCTTTAAGCCCTATGGATAAATCTAGATAAGATCGGGTAAGATTTTTATTTTCTTCTATTTTTTCAAGTCCTGCATTAAAATGGGTAGCTATATCATCATATTCTTTGAGTTTTATTTTTATGATTTCAAAATTTTTATTAAACTCCTTAAGTTCAGGATATTTTTCTTTAACCATATTAACGCCATTGTTTATATTTCTTTGCGACTCTATCATGTTATTATAGATATTTTCTATATTGTTTAAAGTATCGTTTATTTCATTGCTTATTCTTTCGATTTCATTTTTTTTACTTTTAACAAAATCAGCATTGCTTTGTGTAAGTTCGCTATTTTCTATAACTGAATTTTTAAGCTCCAAAATCTGAGTATGAAAGTTATTCACTTGTTCTTTTAAGCCTACAATTTCTTCTATTCTAGTATTATCCAAAGCAGTAGCAACATTTGAAATTCTCGCTAAAACTTGATTTATGATTTGAAGTTTTTCTCTACCGGTTTTTAACTCGTTTAAACTTGTTCCCATTTTTAACCCTCGTAATAATCACTGTCTTTAATCCTCTTTTCACAAAAGAAAAGCAAATCATCCATAGCTAAAAGCCATTTTTTATCCTCTAAATAAGCGATAAAATCAGCACTATTGATGCTTTGTATATAGTCTTTATAGCTTAAAGCGCGATTGAATTTATTTGTAAAATTACAACCCTGTTCTTTCATTATCAAGCTCCTTACCATCATTGGCTATATACTGATAAATTATCTTGTCACATAATGCCAAAAAGTCTTTTTCTTCACATCTTGTAATCAAATAACAAACATAATTAATCACAGCAAAACTAAGCGTTTCATCTATCATTAAATGTTCTTCTTCATTATCAAAATCAGGCTCATCAGGAATAATCAAAAAGTGATTATCTCTAACGTGCCTAAAAACTTTTTCGCCTTGTTCTACATTTTTTAAAAGCACACTAGGCACGCATTTGGATAAAATATAATAAAAGCTTTCCATAAAATAAGCTTTTAAAACTTCATCCTCTATCATGTTGTAAGAATTTTTAACTTTAGCAATGATGAGTTTTTTTGCGCGTGCACAAAGCATTTATTCACCTCTAGCTGCTCCCCTAACCGCTTTAGCCCTTGTATTATTTGTGCTAGTTAAGCCCACACCTATAGCAAAAGCATCTGCATTTCTTACTTCTAAAGTGCTTTGCGTGTAAAATCTTTTTGCTTTTGCGGTAATATCAGTTGTAACCTCTTCAATCATAGTAGGGATATAAAGTCCGTGTTTCATATACTCAAAATCCCCCGCAATCAAAACATCCCCCAAGCCATATTTAGCGCTTAATAATCGATGCATGTGGAAATTTACGGTTCCAAAATCTGTCTCAAGACTCACTACTTGTCCTACTAGTTTTGTTTCATTGCCTAAAATTCTTGTAGCGAATTTATTGATAGCTCCTTTTAAATCTGCTCCTAAAAAGACATCTTTAGGTGCAACTCCGCTATTCCAAATGGTTTGTAAGATAATATTGAGTTTATCTTCTGTAAGTTCAGTTGAAGTTCCGCTCCAATCACCTGCCTCATCAAAAGCCAATACATTTCCACGCTTTTTATCTGTAAAGCTATCTTTTCCTTTAGCGATATAATGAAAAAGTCCCGCCATTTCTCCACTTGTTGCTTCTTGTGCTTGGATATAATCTTTAAAAACTGATGTTTTTACATCGTTATCTCTGCCTAAACCCAATAAAGCATATTCCATATCCATTTTATGCTCTTTGGTTTTTTTGCCGATTTGATATTCCATTTCATTGCCACCATACTGATTTGCTTTTAATAAAGCTTTTGACACCATGGCTTCTGTGATGAATATTTGAGTCGCATTGGTAGTTTTTTGAGTCGTGTTTTTTGTTTCCCCTACAAATTTACTCAATTCTAAATTTGCATTCTTTTTGGGTTCTTCAAAAGTATCCGTAATCCAACTATGAGTTAAAGGATTGCTAACCTTTGAAGTGCCTATTTTATTTAAAATCGGTGTTTCAGTAGCTCCAATTTTAATAATCGTTTCATATATGGATTGTTTTAACTTAACATTTTCTGTTGCAGGTGGGGTATGTGCCATTGAAGGTAAAGCCATTTTTTAATTCTCCTTAGTTTAGTTTTAAGGATTTTTCCATAAATGACTGTTTCAAAACTAGGGTGTTTTGAAATAAAATGAAATTTTTAAGTATTTTTTTTATATGATTTCATAGTTTTAAGGATAGCTCTTTGAAGACTTTGTAAAAAGTTTGAAAGGAGGTTAAGAATGATAGAAGTAATCGTTTTTATGGTAACTTTAGTCGTTCTTATCTTAGTCATAAAAAACTAAGATAAAAACTAATCTTTAAAAAACATAATAATATTTTAAAGAAACCCTGCTTAGTTTGTCCTTAAAACACTCAAAAGTCTTCAAAAAAAGCAGGGTGAAGACTTCAAATATTTACCTTTTATAAAATAAGTATAAATTAACTATAAAAAAGGTATGATTTAATTAAAATCAGTATAAATTAAGATTTTTAAGGAGTAAAAATGTCAAACATAAATGCTTTTTTATTTGGCTTTACAAATATGTTTAATGCAGATATCCTTAAAGCTACATCTTTAAAAGATAGAAAAACTTTAATAAATGATTTTCATAAAAAATCAGAAGAATTAAGAAAACATAGCGATGAAGAGTATAACGCCAAATTCGAAAAAATCACAAAAACAAAAAATGTCTGATTCTGCAAAAAAAGAAGATAAAAATACAGAAATTCCATAAAAAAACAATCGGTGAAAGTGTTGTTTTTATCCTTTGTATCTTTCAAAAGCTGTAATAATCTTAACATTTTATATTTTTAAAAAATAATTACATGAATTTATGCTATAATTAATAATCGCCATTGACACTACTCACGCTTAAAGTGTCAGTATTAAGCCTAGCTTTAGTGCGTATCGGCTGAGCTAGGGGCGATAATATTAATAAAAATTATATGCAGTTATAATCCACTTTTTATCATGCTTAATTAAAATATTACATGAATTTATGTTATAATTAACTAAATAGTTAAAAGGGAGATAATCATCCCTTTTGTAAAATCACTAGTGTATGCTGTCTTAGTGATTTTCTATTTTTTTTCAAAAGCAGTTACTATCCACTGGTTTTCCCCGCTTTTATTAAATCCTTTATTAATCCCTAAAATATAATCTTTGAAGACTATATTGAAAGATTTTTCTCTATTTTTTCGTTGTACTATCTCTCCATTCTCAATAATCTTAGGTATTATATTTAATTCTAAATCAGGATGCTTATCGATAATATGAGCTAAACCATAACCTTTATGTTTTATCTTATCTGTTACCTCTCCCCAAACCAAATCAATATCCCCTAAATCTTTCCTATGAAAAGCCCCAGCTACCTGTCCTTGTTTTTCGATAAGTAGTTTTTGTAAAGCCCCTTTTCCATCATGATAATATTCTGTATAATTTTCGCCAAACTCTTTTAAAGGATTGATGTTTAATTCTTGTTCGATTTTACCCCTTAAAGCACTTGGAATATCTTTTTTTATCCCTTTATTTGTGCTTTCTTTAGCATTGATTATCATCTGTCTGCTTAGGTTGTATTCAATCGTATTTAAGCTCATCCTATCTAGAAAATCAAGTTTATTGTTTTTACTTTCTTTTAGAAAATTATCATATCTTTTTAGAATATCTTCACTAGCCTTTTTATCATTTTGTATTTTTTCATCAAGTCTTTGCTTTACGCTTTTTTTATTCTTTTGCTCTACTTCTTTAGCCTTAATGTTCTCTTTTAACTCTTCCATTAAGTTTTTTTTAGGCTTAGTTTGGGTAGAATTTTTAGAAAATAAACTCGTGGTATTTCGCACATCTTTGCCACCTTGTGAGTTTATGTTTTCCACTTCTGCCATATTTTCTTTAGGATGTGCGTTTGGCTTAGGAAGTGGGCTTAATTCTTCTAATTCTAAAGAATAAATCCTGTGTCCGTGCTCGTAACTTTCTTTTAATGTTATTTTTGCTTGAGAATTATTAAGATTGGCTACATATCTATGTATAGCTTTTATATCTTTGCTCGCTTTTATATCTGTTTGACTTGTAATAAATCTTGCATTTTTAAATAAACTTTCTATATTATTGACTGCCTTAAAATGTTCTTCTAGTGTAAATCCATTATTTATACTCTTTTGTATAGCTTTGTCGCTAGTCATCTTATTTAATCCAGTTGTGCTAACCCTAGCTTTGATTTTTGTTTGAGAATTTTCTATATCTTTATTAAGTATAGATTTTAATTTATTTTTACTTTCTTCTCTTAAAATTGTTTTATTTTGTTGTTCAATTAAATCCTTAATCTTAGTATTAAACTCACTCTTAGCTTTTGTAGCTTCTTCTTTGAGTGTTTTATCTTTAATGCTTTCTATAAAGTTTTTACTAGCTTTATTGAAATCTTGCAAAGTATTGATATTTGCAAAAGCTCTTCTCATTTGTATCCTAAGTCCTGCTCTCTTGCCAATTTCTGCAAATCTTAAAAACATAAAAGCCACATGATCTGTAAAGCTATTTACAAGCATAGTCATAGCTCTTGCTTTAAAGTCAGTTGATATGCCTTTTCCAGCTTCTTTTGCCTTGGTATTAAAAATACCATCAATGATATGCTCAAAGCTTGAACGCAAATTACAAATACTTTTTAAAACCTGTATTTTCTCTTTTACACTATTACTTTTAGGAGTAAAATTCTCAATATCTTTCATTAATTTAGGATAATTAATAATAAACTTGCCATTAAACTCAAGCTTGTTTTTATCTATAATTCTTTTTATGATTTCATTATCTAGTGTGATTAACTCTTTATCATTAAGTCCCTTGCTTATGCTTTCATAGTTTTTCTTAGGATTGGTTTCATCTATAAGTTGTTTTAATTTTTTAGTAATATCTTTTTCACTGCCTGAAAGTTTATCTGCTATATTGCTTTTTTCATAAGTTTTAAAAGCTTTATAATCACTTCTAATCTGGGTTAAAATCTCCTTTGCTTCTTGTGGATTAGTAGCATTTTTTACCATACTATCTAATAGGTTTTGTTTTAAGTTTTCTAAAAAGCTATTAAAATCATAGCTTTTATTTGTTTTTATCTCTTCACTAAGCTCTTTAATGCGTGTATTAAGTTTTGTAGCACTCATAGGAGTATTGCTATTTAATTCTTTTAAAAAGTCTTTTAAAGCTTTAGGTATGTTTTGCCCAAAAAAATCAGCGTTCTGTATTAAATCATTTAAGTTTTTTTTATCTATTTTTATGCCATTTGGATTAAGTTCATCTAGTTTATCAAGTCCTTTTCCATACTCTTCATAAGCTCTTAATTTTCTAGCGTTATTTAAATCATAAAGATTTTTAGCACTAAATTCATTATCAAGCTTTAAGTTTTTAAGTAAAGCTTCATCGCTATTTGCTAAAGTATTACCAACTTTATTAGCAACTTCAGGCTTGGCGATTAAAATATCTCTTGACATTTTTGCTAAATCATCATCCATTAAAGACATGTTTAAGAGATTTTGTTGATTTAGTGTTGCTTCTTTTGAACCTATATTTTTACTAAATGTTCTTAAACCTTCCTCTGTTTTTCCTAAAATATTGTTTATAGTTTTATTTTTTGACATTTCTTTAAAGTAATGAGCCTTATTAGCAATAGTATCAACAATAGCATTTCCTTGATTGACTTCTAAAGGCATTTTATTTGCATTTTTTAAAAGCTCATCATAGACGCCATTACCTTTACTATCTGCAATTTCTTTAGCATAAAGTCTAGAAGTTTCGCTACCTTGTGAAGCTAAATCATTTAAAATACTAGGGCTTATTTTTCTAAACTTATCCCCTATATTTTCTCTTAAATTACCACCTTTTACCGCCACGCCATCTATCATATCTTTACCAGCCCTTGCTCCTGATTGAACACTGCTTATTAAATCACCAACGCTTTTATAGGTTTTTCCTATTCCCTTTATAGCTGAGCCAACTACAGCACCTGCTAAGGCATCTTCTGCAGCCGCACTTCCAAACCTTTTAGCATAGTCCATATAACTTGCTTCAATTCCTGTATTATTACTTTGCGAATGAAGATCAGATACAGCACCGCTACCAGCACCCATTGCAGAGGGTGCGAAATAATTTAAAGCTTTTTTGGCTATTGTTTGTCCTGCTGTTTTTGCTAAAGCATATCCACCCGCTACAGAAAATGCTAACTCGTTTTTAGTGCTAGCAAGTGTATTTCTAAAGCTAGGAGTAAAATCAACTTCTTTTCCATTTTTATCAACGCCTATATATTTATAGTCTCCATTATTTATTTCTAAAAATGGTTCATATCCTAATTTTTTTATTTCATCGTATGCGATTTGAAAAATTTGCTTTTGCTCTTCATTACTAGGACTAGTAAAAAATCTAGGTAGCAATCCACCTGATACCTGATTTGTTGCATCTTCTATTTTTTGCCTTGCCCCTTCTTCACCGCTTGTAACTCTTGGAGAAAGATAATCCAATCCTTCAGATATCATTCTTTTTGGATCTATAAGGTTATTAAAATCTTCTAGACCCTTATTTATTTTACTCCATACTCCTTGTTCTTGTGGCTCATTTTGGCTTACTTGTGGTGCTTGATACATACTCATAGGCTTACCATCTAAAGCTAATTCTTCTTGCGAATTAAAATTGTTTTGTTGTTGATTATTTTGTATAAATTGATTATATTTATTCTGCAAAAAATTATCATCAATATCTATATAAGTTTTTCCTTCTGGTATATCTATATTCATATCAAAAAGTTGCATTGTTTTTGCACCTTGTGGTATTTGTATTGTCATCTTTTATCCTTATTATCTAAATGTAATCATATTGTTTTGTTGTAAAAAATCTTGGTTTAATGGTTGTTGAGCTTGTTGTGATAGAATCTTATTTAATGGCACTCTTTGCCCTTTAGAAGCTAAAATATTTCCACCCTTTATAAAATCTTTTATCATAGCCTTTTCATTTTCTAGCTTTTTATGCATATTGCTATAATATTTTTCTATATTATCTCTATCTTTTAAATATCTTTCTGTTTTCCAAATATCCATATATTCTTTTTTTAAGGCATCATTTTTTACTCTATATAGTATTTCTACTGCTTTTTCAATATCATGTTTAGCATACTTATCAAAGAAGTAAAAATTATCTGTTTTAACCAATTCTTCTAATCTATGCCTATCTTCATTGCTCATCCTGCCACTTGTGATATTAACTAGTGCTAAATTTATTTCAGCTTTTAGCTTATCTGCGAATTCTTGTTTTAAGTTTTTACTATTGTTAAAAGGAGTATTTCTTAATTTTTGACTTAGGGTATCTCCAAATCCATAAATATCATTTAAATTGATATTTTGCGTTTTAGCGGTTTTTGCAAAATTATACAAATCCCCACCATTATTTTCTTTGCTAAAAACATCTTTCATTGTTTGTAGTTCAGTTAAATTGCCATTAGCATCTATGTTAAAGCCTGAATTATTATTTGTTTTATGAGTAACTATATTACTATTTTTACCCGTTAAATAATCTAAATATTTTTGATTATAATCTTTATCTTCTTTATATTTAGCCCAATTTAAAGCATTATCTTGAGCTTGTCTTTGTCTTTCAAGGTCAAATTTTTGCAAGGCTAAAGCATTATTAAATTCATTTTGCAAAAGCTGATTATTTTGCATAGCCTGATTGAGCTCTATTTGTTGCTTTCTTAAATCTTGCTTTTGTTTAAACTCATGAGCTTTAACTTTATCATCAAAACTTTTGCTCATGATATCATATAAGACACCGCCAACTTTTCCTGCGTTTTGTATAACACCTGTGTCAGGATTAAACACTACTCTTTGGGGATTATAAAATGCCATTTTATTTCCTTTATCTTTTTTAAAATAAAAAGGATTTAAGGAAGTTTGTGTATGATTTCTTTGGCTTCCTTAAATCCAAATTGATTTAATGACTCCAAACATTTTGAAGTTTATTTTCCATATTCTTTCTTCTATTGAGTTCTTCATTGGCTAGATATTTATTGAAGGTAAAGCCATCTTTTTGTAAATCATAATTCTTTTGTGCCATTTTTTGCTGATTGTAAGCACCATATAAAGCCCCCGCACCGCCTAAAACATTTCCCAATCTATCCAAATGAGTGATTTTATTTGCATCACTATTTTGAAATAACCAAGCTCCAAAAGAATTTTTTAATCCCTTTAAAAATCCACTGCTACTTGCTAGATTTGGAGTAAAACGGCTTGTTTTTATTAAAGTATCTGCAAAGCTAGAACCTAATCCTGTTCCGCCTTTTAGTGCTGTTATAAAATCCATGATTCCTCCTTTATATTAAACTCAATAATTCTTTTCCCAGATCTATCTCGCTAACTGCACCTTTTTTTAACTTATCGTTAAAATCACTTAATCTTACATTATTGTTTGTGCTTGATAAATCTTCAGCTTTTTTAACATTATTTGATTTTCCAACCAAATGAAGTAAGGTTTTCCAACTGTCAATATTGCCTTCGCCTAAGCCCTTTAATTTTGTGGCAAGTTCAGCCATAGCTTTTAAATCCGCATCAGGATAAGCTTTTCTTAATTCGCTTTCTACTTGTGCGTATTTAGCGATTAATGCATCTTGTTCTTCTTTATCTTTTTGCTTTTTATCAAGCTCTTCAAGCCTTTTTAATTTTTCATCCAGTCCATCCAGTCCTAATTCTTTTAAATACTGCTCTCTTTGTTCGTTTTGTTCACGGGGTTTTGGATTTTTTAAGGCTTCAAGCTCACTCATTAAAGCATTGAGTTTATTATCATTTTCACTTTTATAAGCTTCAAACATCGCCTTATAATCACCCTCATTATCTGCTACTTGTGTAGGTTCATTCGTAGCTTCATTCTCTGCTATAGCATCACCCTCATGATTAGCCTCTTGTGCTTTATCATCATCTGTTATTACATTCATTAAATCTTTTAAAACATCATTTTCCATCTTCTTCATCCTTTATTTTATGGATTATTAAGTCTAAAAAAGCCATAGTATCTAAGGCTTTTAACCTCAGTTCTTTCTCCTCATTATTTTTAGCTATATAAAAACATTCGCTATATTTTGCTTTGATAAAATCGATTAATTTCTTTCCTCCTTTGGTTTTAGATATATCACTTTTAATTTCAATACTCAGCATTAGTTTCTCCTTGCTGTATCTTATTTTCAAAAGCAAACAAGCTATTGACATTCTTTACTCCTAAAATGGGTAATAATTCTTTCGTAAGTTCTTTGCTAGCATTGATAATCCCATAAGCAGAGTTTGTATCGCCTATGCTCATATACATTTGATATAATTGTGAAAATACTTGCATGCTAGCTTGAATTCCTGCTCTTCTAATTTCTTTATTCATAGCTCCTGTGCCGGTTTGGATTTTAAATCTAAAACTAGGGATATCCTCTCTTTGAAAACCCTTGAAAAAATTATCTTCTCCATACTTAAAAACAAGCATTGCAAACCTATCAAATAAAGGTTCTATAAAGGTTTCATTATATTGTCTTATATAATCAGCACTTCTTCTTCCGCCTTCTTGTGCTTTTATGCTTATCTCTGTTGCGGTTTCATTGTGTGCGGTTTGAGCCCCATTGTTTTGAGGACTCACTCCGGTTACTTCGGTGAGTTCACTTTCTAGAAGTTGTAAATTCATCCCTGCGCTATTTACATCAGGGGGTGGTAATATTTGCACGCCTTTAGGGTCGTCTGTATATAGGGGTTTTCCTAAGGTTTCTATATCTTCTCTGCTTACTCCCATTGATTTGGGTAACATGATTTTAGGCATGATGTGAGTTCTTACGGCATCGATTAAAAGATTTCTCGTTATATTGATTTCATCTTGCAAAGGCATAGCAGAAGCCATTATAGGCTCACCATAAGCGCTTACATAATTTTCATTGTCTATTTTTTTAAGCTGGGGTAGCATGGAACCCCAGACAAAAGGCTGTCCATCTTGTAAAATCACTTCATTTCTTAGCAAATGATTTTCAAATAGAGTAGAAACCACCCAAGCATCATCGTTTTTTCTTTCGTAAATATCATAAAGCTTTACTTTTTTATACTCATCCTCTTCATCCAAAAGCTTTGGGGTTTCTAATTTTTTATAAAACCCTAGCTTTTGTCTTTCATAAATCTCATTATAAGTTAGGTAAATTTCATTGACTATATAGCCTACATCCTCGCTATTTAATGCATTAGGATCAAAGAATATACTGTCTATACCCACTCTTTCAATGCGTGGCATTCCTTTATGCCAAGTAAGCTTAGCTATACTTGTTCCTACAAGTAAAACATCTAAGAAAAGGGGTTGAAAAATCTTAAACATATTGATTTTCCCGCTATAAAAATCTATAGCATTTTGCCAAAGCTCTATAATCGTATCATCGCTATTAATGTAAGTTTCAATATCTGCCATTCTTTCGCTATTAAAATAAACTTCATTTAAGCTAGTGATTAAATACTTTACCTTAGCGTTTATTTTGGGTATGTAAATACTTGATTTATTTCTTTTTCTTAGTTTTTGCATGATTTTATTTTCAAGCAAATAAGCATCTTGCAATTCTTTAAAATGGGGTTTGTAATTCTCATATCCGCTTTTACTTTCGCTAATGAGTTGTGTTAAAAACGACACTCTATCAGTTCTTTTTGTTTTCATTCATGATTCTCCATATGGTTGTTTTACTTAAATTTGTTATTTTTAAAACGTCTTTTTCATTCACTCCTTTTTCAAATAAAAACTCCGCAAACTCTCTTTTAAATTTCTTTTTAGAGATATTATCAAACCCTGATACCAGCTCTAAAAATTCATTTGCAAGACTTGACTTTATAGCCTCATCGCTCAAATTGGAAAGCTTTTTAATCTTGCTTACATCAATCGCATCATAAATCATAAAAAACTCACCATCCATCATAACTCCAATCTTCATGAGTATTGTTTTTGCTGTATAATTTTTCAAAAAAAGTTAGAGCCACCGCATCGCTAAGATCAGGACTTTTTCCATAGTTCTTTTTTAGTTGTTCTTTTGAAACTATCTTTAAAAGCCCCTTATCGCTATATTCATACTCAATCCTTCTCATATCATTTTTTAATTCCTCATCTTTCACAAGCTCCATGTGTTTTAAGTTTTTAGCAAAGGTAAAATACATTTGCGCTCTTTTGTTTAAGTATTGATTACTTGTTGCAGAGTTTGCAGAGTTGGCTTCAAATACAGGCAAACCATAATTTAACAAGACATCATACACACCCACACCAAGACCGCAAGTATCTATAAAAATTCCCTTGGGTTTTTCTTCGCTTTGCTTATACTCGGCTAGTATTTTGTTTGCTAATTCTATAGTTCCAAGTTGTGAGTATTTTTTAAGCTCATCAATGACAAAACCTTTTCTTTTTGCTAAAACACTCTTATCGTCTCCATATCTTGCTACGTCTAAGCCCCAAATATTCTCGCCTTGCATTTTTTGAGTGCTAAAAGAGTTCTTGCTCATCGCATTTTCAATTCCACTCAATGAAAAAAGCTCCGCACTAGAGCTATCTATAAACTCGCCATATATTTCTTGCCTGACAACATCACTACTTTCTCCACCCACTTCTTCAATCAATTCTTTAATCTGCTCTTCTTTTAAAAAGGGATTATCATAGCTTGAGAATTGAAAATGTTTCCAATTTTTATCGCTAAGCTCTTTTCTGCAAAGCTCATAAAATAGATTTTTTCCTTTAGGAACCCCACCGATAATCGCTCTTGATTTTGGATTATCAAGCAACATAGGGCGTATGGAGTTATACCAAAGATATCCCCCTTTACTGTCTTTTAAAATAATTCCTGCTTCATTTAAGATAACAAGGTCATATGCAAAACCTTCGATATTTTCACTTCTTTCAGCACTTCTCATATGAAGCACCGCCCCGTTAATGATTAGTTTCTTATCTTGCACACTCCAAGAATAAAAATCTTTGGGTAAGTTTTTTAACTCAGGCGTAAAATATAACTCGTAATAATTTTGTAAATTGGCTTGTATGGTATCCACCCATAAAACATTTTTTCCTTCAATTAAATTTTCAATGACATATTTAACACAACCCCTAGTAAATCCTAATCTTCTTCCCTTTGCTACGGTGATAAAGCGTGGATTTTTATCATCAAAAACTTTAAGTTGTGCCCGGGTGTAAGAAAAGTTAAGATTTAATTTCATTGGATTTCACTTCTTATGATTTCGATTTTTTGCACATTATCGCTGAGTATTTCTTGTTTATCCACATAGCCATGATTGTTTTTTAAAATGAAAGTGCTCATTTGCGTATTGTAAAGATTTACTAAAGAATGTGTTATAACTTCGTTTTCGCATAAAGTCTTTGCATATTCAATTAAATCACTTAAATTCGGATCTTTACCCCATTCATACAAAGTCTGCCTAGTCGTTTTCATGTAAAGCGCAAGCCCTGTCATGCTTTTGGGTTCTTTGATATCCCTTTCTTTAGTCCTTAGCAAAATCTTTTCTTCTGAAAAATACTCATTCATCATCCTTTCAACTTCTTCACGCGTGTATTTTTTCTTATACATTTTCAACCCCTTTAAACTCACTTATTTTCACTTTTAAAAAACTTTTTTCAAAGCTTTTTAATTCATACTCACCCTTAATCACATTCTTATCGTTTTTAAACAAAGCATCTAAAACGCCTTTTAAGATATTGTCGCAATCTCCATGCTTTTTGTTTTTAAAGCCTATTTCTAATTCTATGCTATAAAATTTCTTTTCATCAAAAGCCTTAAAACACTGCACTTTGTTTTGTCTTAAAAACTCCATTTGCAAGAGTTTTTTAAACTCTAAGTATTTAAGATAGTCTTTGCTTACAAACTTTGCTCTTTGTGTGGTTCTTTTATAAGGAATAGGATTGTCTTTAAGCTCTATATACAGGGCATATTCTCGGGTAGCCATTTGCATTTAAACCTTTCTTAAAATCTAGCTTATATTCTTAAAAGCCATTTTGACTTTTAAATTCTTTTGAAATTCTTCTTGATTCTCCTCAAAAATTTTTTTCTGCACATTCTTAAAGTTACTATATTCTTCTTCATGGCTTAAAGGTACATATCCTTTTATCTTATAAGAAGTATTTATATGTGTATCTTTTCCGATACGCTCTTGATTTTTAAATATAAAATCTATTAAAGCATGCTTAAATTCGTTATTTTTTAGTACTTCTCCATCTGCATAAGTTAATTCTCCAAAATTATTTAGACAAACCAACATATTAATTGATTTTGCTAGTTGTTTAAGAGGGTTACCTTGTCCATCATGACAAAGATATGAGTACTTAAAATCACTTTCAAGCAATCTAAAAAATGGGCTATTTTTATATTTATTTTTTAACCATTCTAAAAAAATTTCTTTATCCTCAAAACGCTTTTTAAACTCAATCTCTGCTCTTTTGCAAACTCTTCTTAATTTCTCATAAGTGGTTCCTACGATATTCTCTCTTTCTAAAGTTTCAAAATAAAAATCTAAAAAAGCGTGAATATCCTTAACGCTTTTAAGATATCTACCTACGATATCAGTAGCCTGTGCCTTATTAATTTCTAGTAAGTCCATTAAAATTTGAATTTTTTCTTGCATTTTAACCCTTAAAAGCATCCTAAGAGCTTATTTTCACTCTCTTTTTTCATTCCGTAATACTCCATCAAGCTATCAACCACACCAGGATTGGCTTCTCTTTTTTTGCTAAAACGCTGATTTTTTCTTGCTTCATTTTCTTTAGCGTATTTAAGCCAAGTATAAAGACTTCCTGCCACACTTGACATTCTTTTTCCATTTCTTTTCCATTCCCTAGCATCCCAATAGCCTATAAAATCATTTGCCAACTCTTCACCAAAGTTTGTATTATTTTTCTCATTAAAAGCCATTATTTGCCCCATAAGTTCATTAGCACTCGGGACTTTAAACTCTTTTTTTGCCATTTTCTCTAACTCCTTTTTGCTAAAATCAATAAAGCGCGTCACAAAAGAGGCGTTTTCGTTAGAAACGCGCTCTTTCTTTTGTTTCTTTATTTTTTAAATTTTCTAAATTCTCTTTTTTTATAAATTCTTTATTATTTATATTATTTATATTATTTATATTATTTATATTATTTATATTATTTATATTATTTATAAATTTATTATCGCGTGCGTGCGTGCGTGTTTCTATATATAGGGAATTTTGATTTTTTTCGTTTTCAGGAGTTAATTTTCTGTCGATTGATGACGCGTTATTTTTAAGAGTTTTGCTTAGCTTTTCATCACTGCTTTTAAGCAAAGTTAAAGCTTGATTAAAATGCTTTTTAATTTGATAATTTTCATCTTTTAAAATCCACTCATAAAAATTTAAAGAGCCCTTTCTAAGCTTTTTAATTTCTAAAAGTCTCAGTTCAATCAATTCTTTTTTAGCCATTCTTAGTCTGTTTAAACTCATTCTTTGATTATTTTTAACTTTTATAAACTCTCTTAAGTAAATTTCGCTTACAATCGTTTTTTCACTAAGCTTTGCTAGTTGTATATATAATGCTAAAGCATCAACGCTAAGTCCGCCGTAAGCTATGGTATTGGATAGTTTCAAATAGCCTTTTCTCTGCCTTAGGCTTTTTCTTGTGTAATTTGCCACTTCAAAACTTGCTATAAAATGGGGTATCATTTACGCTCCTTTATGTTATAATTTAAATTAAAAAGGTTTTTTTATGTTTAATTCTTTCTTAGCCCAAATGCTAAAAACCGCCACTTTAGAAAATTCAGGCATTTAACCTTTAACTCAATCACTTTCATTCTCTATCCTTTCTTTTTCTCCCACGCGTGGGTATGTTTGTAAGATTGCTACGAACATCCACCCAAAATTCATGCGGTATTCCGTAGAGTTTTTTAAACTCTATCTGTTTTTTAAAACTTGGAACCATTTTGTTAATCCTAATTTTTTTAATAGTTTCATAGCTATAGTGTTTTTTTAATTTATTTGTTAAATTTAAAAAATCCATTTTTCAACTCTTTTTTTAATTTTAAGTGTATATAAAGAACACTTAAAATTAAATTAAAATAATGTATTAATTATACACTTAATTATTTATTTTTTATGTTAAAATGGTATTCTAATTACACTAAAAAAGGAGGTAATTATGGAGAAAGGAACTTTTAATTACAAATTAATTAAATCTAAAATGAGAGAAAAAAACATAACCAACCAATATTTAGCCGATTATATTACCCTGCACGATGAAAAAAATAAAAGAACTACTGTAGAAGCCATAAAGAGTTGGTTTAGAAGCGATGATAATTCTAGAACTGTGCCAGAAATTCATAAACTCAAATATATATCAGAACTTTTAGAACTTGATGCAAACTATCTTTTAAATTTTGAAAATAAAAATACTAAAGAAGAGGTTATATTCAGATATTTCCCAGATATTTATGCAAGTGCAGGATTTGGAACTTCATCTCAAAGTGAAGAAGTGAAAATAGTTTCCGTTGATGAAAATTTTCTAAAAGAAATTTTAGACATACCCATAAAAAAGAGTTATGATATCATAAAAATTAACGGCGATAGCATGGAGCCTATTTTATCTAATGGGGATTTTATTATTGTAGATAGAAGCAAAAATTCACTTGGGGCTATTTCAAACGCAGACATTGTTATTTTTAGAAAAAACGATGATTTATTTTGTAAAAAAATTAAAAAAGAACCTTTTGAAGATTATCTTTTTTTAGTTTCTGAAAATAAAAAATACGAAGATAAAAAAGTAGACAATGTTGAATTTGAACAATGCGAAATCTTAGGTGCTGTAGTATCAAAAATGGCGATTGAAACCTTTAAAAATTTCATAGAAGTGGTGGGATGAGAGTAAATATGAAAAAAAATAATAAGCTAGAAAAATTAGCCCTTAAAGATTTCAACAGTATTTTATATGCAAAAGAATTAAAGTATGATAAAATAAATGAAACTTATCAAATAACAAATTGTGAAATATTCACAAAGAATAAGAAATCAAATTGCTATTCCAAGCTCTTACACTAAGATTTTAAAAGGCGAGAATTTTAAAGAATGTTATCAAGTGCCAAATCATGAAGTCGAAGATGAGAATATAAGAAAATATAAGGTTAATTGTGGTAAATTTTAGTCTTTATTTTGCTTATACCCTCAATACCCCATCAACCTTTTATATCCATCGCATTAATCCTTCCAATTTTCTAAAAATGTTTTTAAGGATTTTTTTGGTTTTTCATCTTCAACTTCAACATCTATAATATCTTCTTCTTGATATGGCTTAGGATTGTATTTTCTAAATACAAAAAAAGGATTTTTTTCATTTGCAAAAATATACTGAAAAATCCACAATGCTAAAAATATAGGGATTCCAAAAAAAGCTCCAATAATTGTCAAATCAGCAACTAAACAAGCTATATGCAAAACTTTTAAAAGTCTTATTACAGAGCTATTGCTTACGGGATAATTAACTTCAATTCCTTTAAATGTCAATCTTAATAACACAGTCAAAGCAAATACATAAGCATATATTCCGACCGCAATACCCATCATTACTAAAATCACATCAATACCGTATAAATTTAAGCTTCTTAAAAATGAAATTAATAAAATTTTACTTATTACCGTCATTACTATTATAGGAATAGCAGAATCAAAAATAAAGTTTTTACATTTATCATTGCCGTAATAAATTTTTTTAATTGTATAAAATATTGTATAAATAAAAATAAAGCAAAGCCCCCAAGTGAAAATTGTATCTATAAAAAGTATAGTTTCTTTGTAAGATGAATTAAAATATCCATCGCTATAATATATTAAAAGATAATTGACACATCCAATACACAGTATCGCTAAAAAAAATTTTATAATTGAATTCATAATCCTAGCTTTCATTATTATTTTTGTTTTTATTTATTCTTAAAAATTATACCAAAAAAATATTTTTTAAAAAAGTTTCTAATTAATATACTAAATTAAATTTTAATTAAGTTTCTTTATTATATACTTTTATCAACAAAACAAAAAGGAGAAAAAATGAGTTTTACAGATTTGTATTTCGATAGAGAAGAAAAAAGAATTTCCAACTACACAAAAGAATTAATCGCAAATGAGTTTGAAAGCAAAGAGAATTTAGAAAGTATATTTGCAAACTTACAGGATTTTAAAAACTCTTTGGAAACAAGTTTAGAAGATGATGAAGATATTGCAACTTCTTTGCAAGCCTATGGAGATGAATTTATTAACGATGTCCATGATTTATTGAAAAAATTAAGGAAATTTGAGAAGAAATACAAAAAGCTTTTTTAAAAGTTTAACAAGTTCTTTTTATTAAAGAACTTTCTTAAGCTTTTGACTGCTTGGAAATTAAGCTTTGCTATCGCGTTGATAGTTCTTATAGCAGAAGGGTTAGCAAGTTATCCATAAACTTGGCTCGTTATTATTGTTTATAGTGCTATTTTTAAGGTTTTCTTGCACTTTAAAAACGACAGAAAATCAAGAGTTTAAGAAAAAGAAAGTATAATTATAAAGTTTAAGTTGCTAACTTGTCTCGGTGTTGAGAAAGGAGGCTCTAAAATGTGGGATAAAATTTTAACAATTTTAATCTTAATCTTAGAGCTAATTAGAGAGCTTATAAAACTCTAATATTTTTTAACACAGATAAATTCTAACCAAATCCGCTTAGCATAAACTTAAACGATTATACAATGCCGAGACTTGCGGATTTGCTCGGCTTTATCAAAAATAAAAATAAATTTGATAAAATAACATTGTTTAAGTGGCTAATTTCTCTTGGTGGGGAAGGAGCTGTTTTTAATGATAGAAAAGATTTTAAATATTATTTTCTTGTTATTGAAAATAGTAAAAAAGTTGATTGAAATAATCAATCAACTAAACTAAAAAACCACTAAAATTATAGAATAGCCTTGCTTAGCCTATACTTAAACAATACTCACGCCAAGAGAGCAAGGCTCTTGGCTTTTCTTAAACTCCTTTAATGCTTAAATGGGACAACTTTAAAACTACTTATTTTACATTCATCAGAATTTGTCCTTTTTGTTTTATTTTCCTTTTTAATAAAGAACTCAGTTGTCCCTTTTAAGCATTAATCTAAAAGGAGAAAAAATGAAAGCTTATCACACAAAAGAAAAAGTCATCATAAAACTAAGCAAAGAAGAATACAGAAAAGAAATGAAGCTAAACAAGTCTTTAAAAGATGAAAATAAATCTTTAAAAACTGAAATTTTTAATCTTGAAAATGAAAAAATAGAACTTTTAAAAGAATTAAAAGACCAAATAGAAGCAAATATGAACAATATAAAAGAAATTAAATCTTTGCAAAATAAAATTTATGAGCTTCTTTATGCAAAAGAAAGGTCGAAACTATGTTCTTAAATAGTAAAAAAAATGAAAAAATAAGATATTTAGAAAAAGAAATTCAAAGGCTAAAAGGTGTAATAGCATTAAAAGATACTGCTATAAATGAAATTTCATTGAAGTTAGAAGAAGAAATTAAAACCAATGGTAAACTTAGTAATTTTCGTATAAAAATACTTGATGCTTTAGGACTTATAGGCGTTTTTAAAAACGATGATAAAGCGATTAAAGAAGTAAAAAAACTAAAGGAGAAAGAATTAAATCTTTAAGCGATTATGTTAAAATAAGCAGTAAAAAGGAGTAAATATGCAAAATATAGGTGGCTTTAAAGCTTTATCAAAAGAACTTATAACAAAACTTTTAAATGAATTTCCCAACAAAAGCATACTTTTTTATGATGATTTTATTAAAGAATGTGAAATTTATAAAATAGATTTTGTTTCTTGCATTTATTTTTTGAAAGAATGCAAAGTTTTAAAATATGACAAAGAAAACAATGGCGATTTTTCAGGAGTTTTAATCAGTCCTAAAGCTTATTTATACTTTTCTAAAAATGATTTAAAAGATATTGATGATTTAATCGAGTTTTGCATAAAATAAAGGAGTAAAATGACAGCACAGGAAATTAAGGAATTTTGCAAAAATATAGGGATAACGCAAAAAGAATTAGCCGAAAAAGTAGGAATGAGCCAAGAGGGTTTAAATAGTATTCTTTCTACAGGTAAAATAAGCAAAACTTTAGAAGCTAGTATTAATTTGCTTATGGAAAATGAAAAGCTAAAACAAGAATTAAAAAATTATGAAAATTTAAAAAACTCCCTAAAACAAGCACTTTCATAAGGATAACTTTTAGTTATCTTTAGTCTATATGTATCAAGGTTGTTTAAAAATGTTTATAATTTTAATATTTGTTTTTTAAAATATTTATTTTTACAATATTTTATATTGACAAATATTATAAATTATAATATAATTCTATCATAAATATTAAAAATATTAATATTTAGTTCTTTAAAGTAGGATTGTTAAATTTTATTTAGTGTGCTAAACTTTTAAAAAGGGAAAAAATGTTAGAACTTATTTTTAACACAGGAAGAAATATAGGTTTAGGTATCTTTGTAAATGGTGCTTTTGCTTTACAATTTAGCGAAGTTCCACAAAGTCAAGCAATTTATGCCATAGCTGAAGGCATTTTAATTATGTTTCTTTCAGGACTTGGCGAAATTAAATTTAAAAGGAGCTAAAATGGATATTATTTTAGGAATTGGTGCGGTAACTTTAGCTATAGTTTCAATAGCTTTAGCTTATGGATTTTATAAAGAAAAACACAAAACACAACACTAAATAAAACTACAATCCTACTTTTTTAATTAAAAAAAGGTAGGATTATGCAAAATATCACTTCAAATTTAATTTTTACAAATGAACAAGTCGCTATTAATTATGGCTTAACTACAGGCTCAACAATAGCGAAACATCTTAGGACACATAATGATGAGTTTATAGAAAACACACATTATTTTTTAGTAGAAAATTCTTTTAAAAATAAGACAATCAAATGGACTTTAGAAGGTGTTTATATGCTTGGCTTTTTTATCAAAAGCCCTAAAGCTAAAGAATACCGCAAAAAAGTAGCTAAGCTTTTAAGAGAGCAAACACAAGCTAGATTTAAAAGCTTAAGCGATGAAAATCAAAGACTAAATTCTTTAAATCATCATCAAAAAATAGGTTACAAATCACAACTTAAACAACAAAAGGAACATTATGAAAACAAAATCAAAGCCTTACAATACGACTTAGAACACAAGAATGAGTTAAGCTTTAAAAGAAAGCTTAGTCAAAAAGAATTTTTAGAACTTAGGAAAATACTAGCAAAAGATTATGGAATGCTTTGCATAAAAGAATGGGAATTTGAATTTTTAGCTGAAAAAATAGCATTAGAAAGTTCAAAAATGACAACTTGGGATGCTGTTGTTAAGAAGCTAAAACAAAGCCTTGATTATTGGCAAAATTATGATGAATACGAAGAAAAATGGAAAAAAATATTAAGGAGATAAAAATGAATTTAGAAATATTTAAAAAAGATGAAAATAAAGAAATAAGCTTAACTTCTTTAGAGATAGCAGAGCTTACAGGAAAAGAACACAGAAATGTTACAAGAGATATAGAAACTTACCTTGAAAAAGTGGTTGAAGGGGGTGTGCTCAAATTTGAGCAGTGCTACCAAAGCCCTAAAAATGGTCAGTCTTACAAATGCTACCGCTTACCAAAAAGAGAAGTGCTAATTTTAGTGAGTGGATATAGTGTGGAGCTAAGAGCAAAGATAATCGATAGATTAGAATACTTAGAAAATGAGCTTAAAAAACAAAGTTATAAACCTTTAACCCATAAAGAAGCTTTAGAGTTAGGGCTTAAACTTTTAGAAGAAAATGAAAAGCTAGAACTAGAAAATGTAAATTTAAAAAATGAAGCCAAAGAAAACGCACCCCTTATTCACTTTGCCAATCGTATAAAAGATACTAACGATGCTATTTTGATAAGAGATTTTGCAAAAATACTTTATGAAAAAAATAAAATCGAAATCGGAGAAAAAAGACTTTTTGCTTTTTTAAGAGACAATGGCTTTTTAATGAGCGATAACAAACCTTATCAAAAATGCATAGAGCAAGGACTTTTTAAAGTAAGTGAAACAACTATTAGCACCATAAAGGGCGATAGATTAGTAAGCACAACGAAAATCACAGGCAAAGGACAGATTAAAATCGCAAATTTATTATTAGAAAGAATGAATCATGCAGTATAAAACAATCAACTTAGAACAAGGTAGCCCCCAGTGGTGTGATTTTAGAAAAGGAAAAATAGGTGCATCCATGGTAGCCTCTTGCGTAGGTATCAAAGGGGCTTTTCATTCCAAAGAACAAGCAAGAGATATCATCTTAGGACTTAAAGAAGTTCATCAAAACGATGCTATGAAAAAAGGAATGGAAAAAGAGCCTTTAATAAGGTCTGAAGTAGAAAAATTACATTCTGTGAGTATCACTCCTATAGTTTTACAAAGTTTAGAAAATGAAATGTTTATGGCAAGTTTAGATGGGATTGATAAAAACGGCGTTATTTATGAGTTTAAATACTCACAAGATGAATACGATTTTGTCAAAAAAAATAAAAAGCCAAGCGATAAATACTACGCCCAAGTTCAGTTTGCACTTTATATCAGCGCTAAGGAAAAATGCCTTTTTGTAGCCATGGATAAAAAAGAAGAGATTGTAGAGTGCGAAGTTTTAAGAGATGAAGCTTATCAAGAAGGGTTGGTTGAAAATGTAAAGGAATTTATCTTAGATTATATCATAGACCAAAAAAGCGATTACAAAGAGCTTGAAGATACTAAAGCAAAAAATCTAACCATTGAAATCATAAGGCTTGCAAACACGATTAAACCTCTTGAAGAAAAGCTAGAAAGTCTTAAAAAAGAACTCATAGCCTTAGCCAATGGAGAAAAAGCAAGATGTTTAGATATCACAATATATCCACAAAGTAGAACTAAGGTTGATTATAAGGGCTTTTTAGAGCAAAAAAATATTACTGTGCCTAAAGAGTTTTATAAAGAAAGTATTTCAATGTGTTTAAAAATCAAAAAAGGAGATGAAAAATGAGTAATGAAGTTGTATTAAAAGAAGAAAATAAATCACAAATCAATTTTAATCCTTATGAGTTAGCCTTGGTAAAAGGTGATTTGTCAAAACTTAGCGATGTAGAACGAGCAAATTATGTTAAAAATCTTTGTGAAAGTTTAGGTTTAAACATGCTTACAAAGCCTTTTGAATACATAGTATTAAACGGAAAACTTACTTTATACGCAAACAAATCAGCAACCGATCAACTAAGACAAGTGAGAAAAGTAAGTATTACAAAAACAGAAGTGGCACAAGTAGGCGATATCTATATGGTTACAGCCTACGCAGCAACACCCGATGGCAGAACGGATTGTGATACAGGTGCTTTAAATATTAAAAATTTAGGCGGCGATAATTTAGCAAACGCCATAATGAAAGCTATCACCAAAGCAAAAAGGCGCGTAACCTTAAGTATTTGCGGACTTGGAATGCTTGATGAGAGTGAACTTGAAACCATAAAGCAAAAGCGATTTTTAAATGCAAATGAAGATTTAAAAGTTTGGGATGGTGATGAAAAAGCTATAGAAAATAAAGCACAAGAGATAAAAGCTTTAGGTGCACAGCTTAGAAAATTTATGAGTGATAAGGGTTTAAGCACCGAGGAGCAAAACAATTTTATCAAAAAACATTCTTTATTTACAAGTGAAAAAATACAAGAAGTTTTAAGCAATAAAGATGAATTTTTAACACAATTAAAAGGAGAATTATAATGTTACCCCCATTTAAAGCAAGTTTTGAAGTGGCAAATTATGCGCCAAGCTTAGAGTATTTAAATGAAGGTGGGCTTTATAGCGGAGTTTTCCGCAAAGCCTTTTTATATGAAAAGATAGCCAGCGATGGAGGTAATAATACTTTTATTTGTTTTGAATTTTTAACCGCAAAAGAGCAAAAACTAGCTATTTTTAATCTTTTTGTAGCTAAAAATAACAATTTTACCTATATGGATAAAAATGGAAAAAAAGAAAATTATCTAGGATTTAGACAATTAAACGCTATTATGAAATTCTTTGAAATCGATGAACTTGATTTTAGCCAAAAGGGAAATGAGAATGTTTTTGGAGTGCAGACTGAAGTTATTTATCTCAATTCTTTAGTTAATAAACTTTTAGTTTTAGGTTTTGGATTAGAAGAGTATTTAAGTAAAAATGGAGAACTTGCTAACAAAATCTTTCTTGATAGAATTTTCAATGAAAAAATGCAAAGCATGGATGAGTTTGAAAACAACAAAGAGCCTTTATCTATAAAATCTTTTAAAGCAAGGTATAAATCTTTAAATAATAATAAATCATTTATTCCAAAAGAAAATCAAAGTTACAATCCTTATGGAAATGAAGTAAAAAACAATAACAATGAAAAATATATCGAAATAGGAGAGGATGATGGAAGTTTACCCTTCTAATTATCTTGAAATTGCAAAAATCATACCCTTTAGTGAGAGAAGAACTTCTTTTTGCGAATTTGCAAGAAAAAATGAAATAAAAATCGAGAAGATAAATCGTAAAAACCACATAAGCCAAAAAGAACTCAAAAAGGCTTACAAAATTTACAAAAGTAAGGGAAGTGGAAGAAATTTGTTTGGTGAAAAAAAGCTTATTGTTAAAGCTTTTGAAGATGTTGAGAAATTTTTAAGCGAAAATTAATAATGAAGGATGAAAAATGAAAATTACAGAATTTGGTAAAGATATAGGAATTATTTTTGACAATGGTAATACTTTGTGTGATTATCACGAACAAGAATGTTATGAATACAATTATGCAGATTGGTGTCAATTAAAAAAATCAGCCTTAAATTATGATTTTAATGAAGAAACTTTTAAAATAATTCCAAATTATTATGGTTTTAAATTTGGTGATAAAAACAGAACATTCTCTATGCCTTGTTACTATGGCGATTATATAACCATATTTTATAGGGATAAATATAATAATGTTTTGTCAAAAATAGATATAAAAGGAGAGTGAAAACTTTAGAAATGAGCCTTAAAATTATGTTTTAAATAAAGGAGGTATTATGGCAGATGCAATTGAAATGAAAATATTAGATTTATTTAAAGTCAAGGTTTATTATTTTTGTAGTTATAAGGCAGATAAAGGAGATAAAATTATATCAGGCAGTTGTTTAGTAAATTATAGTAGATATTTTTGGAAAAAAACAGATTTTGAAGTTGTTTATAGTCTTATTTCTAACCAAATAAAAAAAGATTTAAAAGCCGTTAGTGTCTATTTCACGCAATTTCATAAATTATAAAAGGGAATAAAATGGCTTATTATTATGAAAATTACAAGGAGCGAGAATGAAATTAAAAGATTTTGATTTTAGAGTGTGGAATAATGGAAAATACCACTATCCTATTAAAATAAATAATGATATCGTAGATATTAATCTTAGTATGGGTATTAATGATGAAATAGAGTTATTTACTGGACTTTATGATAAAAACGGCAAAAAAATATATGTTGGTGATATTCTTAAATATACTAGATGGTGCGAACAATACATGGAAGATGCCGAATATTCAGAAACTATTTATGAAATTGTTTGTTTTGATATAAAACTAGGGCTTTATTCCAAGTTACTTAACGGCGAATGCGGTTGGTTTTTCGAACATTTCATAAATGATAAAAACAAGACAGTAGAAGAAATGGAAATAATAGGTAATATTCATGAAAACAAGGAGTTATTAAAATGAAAACTTTAAGAGAACAAATAGAAGTTATGGAAGCTTTCGAAAGAGGCGAGAAAATACAAGCTAATTATAAACTTAAAAATTTTGAATATTGGGAAGATACCAAAAATCCTATATGGGATTGGCATTTTTATGATTATAGAGTTAAGCCTAGAGTAAAAATAACAGAAAAAGAATTTAATTTAATCAAAGAAAGATTAACGGGATGGAAATATAACAAAGATTTAATATATGAAAATCAAAGAGAATCGTTTTTTAGCAATGCTTTTGGAGAACTTAGAAAGTATTTTAGAGCAAAAAATGATTTAGAAAAAGTAAATGCACTTTGTAATATAGTCGTATATTGTTTTAATGATTTTGATATAAATTGTCAAGAAATATTAGAAATTCATGGTTTTGAAACAAATAAAATAACTATTTTTGATATAGTTCGTGATTTGAGTTCTATTACAACTGAATTTCATAGAAATGAAATACCTGATTATACTTTTATACATAGATTGGTTTTTGATTGCTTTAATTTAATTAATAACTTAGGTTTTAACTTCTATAAATGCATGCTAGAAACTATAAAAGATATCGAAAGTCATGCATGGTATTACGATGAGAGCTTGGGTAAGTTTGTTGAAAAAATAGGGGCTTATTCTGAGAGAGAAGCTTTTGATTTAGCAATTAACGATTTCAAACTTACAAACATACCCAATAAATATTTTTTAGACAAAGAAGATAAAGATTATTGGTATGTAAAGATAGAAGATAATAATGGAGATTAAAAATGGTATAAAGCTGATTATGAAAGTTGCAGATTATGAAAATGACAAATATCATCTTAGTTTTGCTTTTTATATTATTTTTTATTCTGATGTTTTTTAACTATAAATATCAAAAAGCACAAGTTGAGCTTTTAGAGCAAAACAAAAAAACATTAGAATTAAATATTAAAATCTTGGAATTAAATATTAAAAAAATTGAGCTTTTAGAAAAAAGAATTAAGGAGATAAAATGGGAATTTTAAAAAGACTTGATGAAACTATCATTATAGAAGATGATAGGAAAAGCAAAAAAGAATTAGTTGAGTATTGTATTTTAGAAGGTATTTCTTTAAATGATGCAAACTTAGAAAATATAAATTTAAGTAGCTTAGATTTTGATAATGTGTTCATAAATGGCACTAGCTTTAAAAATGCTAATTTAAGCAATATTTCAAGTAAGAATGCATCTTTTATAGATTGCGATTTTAGTGGGGCAAGATTATATGGTTGCAATTTACTCCATACAGAATTTGAAAACTGCATCTTTGAAAATGTAGATTTTAGAGATTGCATAGGAGATATGAAAAATATCCTTACAGTAGCAATTGATACCTATGTTATGAATTTTTCAAAAACACATCTTAGTTTAGGATGCCAGATTAAAACTATACAAGAATGGAAAACAATAAATATTGATGATATAGAAGATGAAGAACAAAAATAGCTTTGGGGTTATTATAAGGACATTATTTTTGAAATTATAGATAAAAGATTAGGAGTTGAAAATGATTAGATTAGATATCGGAGACTACTACACAAGAAAAGAAGTTGCAAATCTTTTAAAAGTAAAAGAGCCTATAGTTCACAAATACGCCAAACAAGGCAAATTTAGAGAGTTTAAACAACATAGAAATTGTTCGGGATTGTATCCTAAACAAGATATTGAAAATTTTATAAAAAAATATTTCGGACTTGTTGATTTAGTTCAGCAATCTCATCAAGATAATCTCCCCACCACTGCATAA